GGAAGAATGGGAAGAACGGTGGGAAGAATGGGAAGAATGGGAAGAACGGGAAGAATGGTGGGAAGAATGGGAAGAATGGGAAGAACGGTGGGAAGAATGGGAAGAATGGGAAGAACGGGAAGAATGGTGGGAAGAATGGGAAGAATGGGAAGAACGGTGGGAAGAATGGGAAGAATGGGAAGAATGGGAAGAACGGTGGGAAGAATGGGAAGAATGGAGGGAAAAATGGAGGGAAGAATGGGAAGAATGGTGGGAAGAATGGAGGGAAAAATGGCGGGGTAGTGGTAACAGAATTAGATGCAGGAGAAACCAAAGAGTTTCCATTTGCATTTGTTGCATAAACAGTATATGTTTGTGAAGTGCTTCCTTCTTGAACTACAGTGGTAGAGGTTGCATTAAGAGTTGCACCCTTCCCATCTGAAGACGCCCAAGTATACGAAGTAATCGCAGATCCACCATTATTAGGGGCTGTCCAAGATACTGTATCTAAGTCTACTCCAGTCGTAGCAGTAGGAGCAGAGGGAGTTGCTGGAACTGTTGTTACCGTTACTGCAGCAGATGGATCAGAAGCAGCAGAGGTTCCTGCTGCGTTAGTTGCTGTTACTGTAAATGTTGGTGCTGCTGAAGAAGCAATTCCAGTTACGGTTAGTGGAGAAGATGCTCCAGTTGCTGTCTGTCCTGTGCTTGCTGTTACTGTAAAAGATGTGGCTGCTGGAGAAAGTGCAGGCAAAGAAAATGCAACAGTAACTGCACCATTATTAAACGCACGACCTGTTCCTACGTTTGTAGCACTAGTAATTGTTGGCTTTAATGGCTCCAAAAAGTCATTTGACGCTTGGGACTTTCTCCCTGATTTCTTACCTGCTGCCATTTGTATCTCCTAATTTCTTATTGAATTTTGTATTACGCTGTCAAGTCGCCGTAGACAACCCATGTGTTTTCTGCTCTCTTGAAAAGAGTTGCAGATGACCACTGAGTTCTCAACTTAAGACCTGGTGTTGCATTTACGGTAACTCCTGCTGCTCCAGCAATCGTTACTTGACCTGCACCAGTTTGAAGGATATCTAGTGATGTTCCAACTGGGTAAGCAATTGATGAATTTAGTGGGATTGTTAATGTAAGTGCTGATGCTGAACCCATTTCAATTAAATCATCTCTGTGATCTAGCGTTGATAGAGTATAAGATGCTGTCTTTTGTGTAATTGGTGTGTATGAATCTACCTTTGTTGCAAGTGATGTTGTAACTGTTGAAGCAAAGTTAGCATCATCGCCAAGTGCTGCAGCAAGTTCGTTAAGGGTGTTAAGTGCGTTTGGTGCACCATCAATAACTGCTGTTACTTCTGCAATTGCTTCAGACTTTGCTGTTGCGATTGCTGTTACAGTTGCTGTTGAAACTGGCTTGTCAGCATCTGATGTATTGTCAACATTTCCAAGACCTAGAGTGGTTTTTGTAACTGCTGCTACATCTGCAGTTGTTGCAAGAAGTGATGTGTCTGCAATGCCGTGTACATTTGTTGTGTCGTCATTGTGTGTTGATACTGCATCATCTGCGTATGTCTTAGTTGCTACAGTTGAATCAATATCAAATCTAATGTCAACAGAGTTCCAGTCAATTCCAGTTCCAGCCAGTGATGACTGATCTACTGCTGCGCCTTCGACTGCGTCTGTAACAAATGATGTTGTTGCTAGATCTGCTGTATTTAAAATTCCATGAACATTTTCAGTTAATAGTCCGTGTGCAAGAAGTGCTGCTGCTGCATCGGATGATGCTGTTTCAACATCTCCTGTAGTTGCAAGAAGAGATGTATCAGCAATACCATGAACTAGAGTTGTATCTGAATTATGTGCAGTAAGTGCTGCTGCTGCATCGGATGATGCTGTTTCAACATCTCCTGTAGTTGCAAGAAGAGATGTATCAGCAATACCATGAACTAGAGTTGTATCTGAATTATGTGCAGAAAGTGCTGCTGCTGCATCACTTGCTGTTGTACCAACCGATGTGTTGAGATCTGCTGTTGTTACAAGAAGTGAAGTATCGGCAATACCATGAACAAGGGTTGTGTCTGCAGTGTGTGTCCCAAGTGAATCAGAAATTGCTTCATTAACTGAAGACAAGGTTGCAAGTTGTGCTGTATCTGCAATTCCGTGAATTACTGTTGTATCTGTTGCGTGATTGCTCAGATTTGTTGCTATTGTTGTTAAAAATGCTGGGTCATCTCCAATGGATGCTGCTAGTTCATTAAGAGTATTTAGAAGATCTGGGGCACCATCAATAATGGCTGCTAATTCTGCTGCGTTAGCAAAATATGTTAGAGCAGTCCATGCTGAGGACCCGTTACCCATTTTAAATTTACTTGTGTCGGTTTCAAAACCGATTTCACCTGCTGCTAATACTGGATTGGCAGCCGTCCATTGGGCTGCAGTACCTCTGCGCTGTTGCATTCTTGTTGCCATTTATATCTCCTTATGGGGTCTGCCCATGAACTAGTCTTATTATAACATCAATTTTTTAATTAAAGTTATCTACTACACTACCGCCATCGAATACAACTGTCCACTCTGTTGTAGAGGGGCCACCTGCATCCAAACCTATGCCCAATGGGCTATTAAACGATCCGCCTTCATAAAACTGAGATACTATGAAACCAGTTCCATCAATTGCAGTATCGTGAATATGTTGTGGAAGATTGTTTGTATCATCAATAGTTGCTTGGGTATACCAAACTCCATTGTAATAAAAGTTCACTCTATTTGTTAGAGTGTCTAACCACATTGTTCCATTAGTTGGTGAAGAAGGAGCAGTGCTGCCAACAGCCATTGAGCGATTGTCAACATATGCCTTAGTTGCTACATGTGTAGCCTCTGTTGGCTCTGCGACTGTTAAAGTCCCTCCAAAACTACCAGATCCTGCGACCTGGAGTCCATTCTTGACTTTAAAGTCCTTATTGACTGTTGCCATTTACTACTCCTTCTTCCAACTATTTATTTTTTTATTACTTTAAAAGTGTTCCGACAACGCCTACTACTGAGGTGTTGTTGGCTGTTGTAACACGAAGACGAACATCGTTACCAGAAACATCTGCTGAAACTGATCCAAGAGAACCATTTGTTCCAACCATTGCGTATTCTGTGATAGCGACATTGTCTGAAGTGTCAAGTGTTAGGATAACCTTTGAAACATCTGTGTGAGATCCATTAGCAATCTTAACCAAGAATTCAGCAGAGCGATATGAAGCCTTGGCCCATGACACTGCTGTGTTTGTGCTTGCAGTTTCAACAGATGCTTCTGCTGCTACCTGCTTTGCAATGCTTGCAATCTCTACTGCAGGGAAGTCAGGTGTGACTGCCTCAAGAGCGGTTACTGCACGAGCATTTGTAAAATAAAGGTTTGTTCCTTCTGCAAGGTCTGTAGTTGAAGAATCTGCAACACCGTTTTCTGCGGTAATTGTTAGATTATCTGATCCATCCTTGGTAATTGTAATGTTTGTCTTTATTGCATTTGCAAGAAGCGTTGCTGCCTCTGCCTTTGCACGAGCAGCAGTGTAGTAAAAGTTTGAACCTTCTGCTACATCGTCTGTATCAAGTGCTGCAATAGTTCCGTTAATTGTTGAAGCAAGACCATCTGCATATGTCTTAGCATCTGCTTCTGCTGTGTCAGCGTATGACTGATAAGCAGTTGTGATTAGACCTTCACGAGTGTCTGTGTATGCATTTGCGTCTGATTCTGCTGTATCTACATACTGCTTAGTTGCTGCTCCAAGGTTTGCTGATGGATCTGCTGAAAGGACAAGAAGTCCAGTCATTGTATCGCCAGCCTTTGAAACCTTTGTTCCTACTGATGTAGCAAGATCTGTTGCATAGTTTGGATTGTCTCCAATTGCTGCTGCCAGTTCATTGAGTGTATCAAGAAGTTCTGGTGCTGAATCTACAAGTGCTGCAATTTCAGCATCTGTGTAAGCGTTTGCAGTTGTTACTGCATCTGCTTCTGCTGTGTCAGCGTATGACTGATAAGCAGTTGTGATTAGACCTTCACGAGTGTCTGTGTATGCCTTAGCATCTGCTTCTGCTGTGTCAGCGTATGACTGATAAGCAGTTGTGATTAGACCTTCACGAGTGTCTGTGTATGCTGCTGCAGCATCAATTGCTTCGCCCTTTGCTGTAGCAACTTCTGCATCTGTTGCAAAAGAGCCATTAAGAGTTGTTGAAATTTGAACATTTTGTGAACCATTGAAGTTAACTTGACCAGTTACATCTCCAGTAAGTTCAATTGTACGAGAAGTTTCAAGAGTTGTTGCTGTTGAAGCGTTACCAGTTACAGCACCAGTTAGGTTTGCTGTAATTGTTCCTGCTGCAAAGTTGCCTGAAGCATCACGCTTTACAACCTTGTTTGCTTCGTTTGCTGAGGTGGCTGTACCACCAATTAAATTGACGATGTATGTTTGATCGTCTGTTTTCTTAGTAAGAACGTCAAAATTGTTTACTGTTGCTGTTGTGCCTTCGACAATGAGACCATTCTTTACTTTAAAGTCTTTTACTACTGTTGCCATTTTATTATCTCCTTAGTTATGCCTTAAGTCCTATACGGGCGAACCGTGCAGTGACTGGCTTGATCGCAGGATCTGGAGTGACTGTAATAGCCACGGTATTTCCAGTGCGAGAGACGCTTATGGTGCCAATATTCCCATCATTGTCTATTGTTCCGTATTCGCTGACTGATACATTTGCACCGTCAACGAGAATTGTTAGTTCGGTTGCATAGAACTTGTTGTCCCCTGCTGTGGTCTTGGATATTGAAATAATATACTTAACCATACGCCAAACTGTAGCATCAAAGTTATCAATTACAGTTACGTTCTCAATACCAGTGATTGTATTTTCATTGTTACCATAAGAACCCAAATCTGTTGCTTGGGCAGTTGCGGTATCAATTAAATCTTCATAATTTTCTTGAGTAGGCCTATCTCCTGTTTCAAAGAGAGACTTTACGTTTGAAATTGATATTTTCGCCATGTGGTAATTATAACACCCCTTTTAATAATACTATTAAAGAATATAGTTGCTATAGCCAATTACCTGTAGCGGAATTGGCGGGGGATTAGTTTTAGAATATCCAAACACACTTACGTTAATAAACTGAACTCTAAATGGCAAAACCTCTTCAACTCTAGCCTTTGGCTGGAAGTGATCTATCCTTATTCTTTTGACATCAAGGTCTTTGATTTGTGTGTGAGCAAGCCTATGTGTTGTTCTGTAAAACTCTTGTGATAGTGGGGTTAGGTTTGTTGTCATTAATTTGTTACATCTTCAATGATAACCATTGACCCTTTGGCTACCGTCCAAACTCTGCCCTCTGATAAAAGTTCTGTAAGTTGGATGTCAAAGATGTCTCCCGTCTCAAGAAGTTCTGATTGAGAAGATGTAATGTTTACCGTGAAACTCCCCTCTGTATCTTGAAACTCAATTGGCTGAGGAGATAAAGAAACAATAAGTGCTCCATTACGACGAATGTCCATATCAACTTCCCAGTCATCAAGAAGCAGTGGCTCTCTTGCATCGTTAGTTACATAAACACGAAATGCTGCAGAATCTCCACGAACAACAGTCCAACGAATTTCTGGAGGTGCTGCACCTAATGCATAAGAGTCTGTGGGTTGGTTTCTAAAGGTAGCCATAATGTTATTATATCACGACAACCCGTCTTTAAGGGCTCCCCATGTACCGTTACCCTTTGTTTGAACAATTAGCATTCCACCTTCAGCAAGCGTTGCCTGAATAGCAACAACTGCTATATATCTTGCTGGACCAGTTGATGGACGACCCGCAACAAGGGTTCCAGTATTGTCTACATAAATTTTTGTTCCAGCAGAACCCAAACCTGTTGTATTCATTTGAATAACTCCAGAGACAATAACCAAACCATTAGAATTATTTGGAATATCATTTTTTACTAAACCTAAAATTGGAACATCTGGATTATGAGATACACTTGATGGATCATATTTTTGAATTAATGATTTTCCAGAAAGACTACCACTAATAAATACTGGAATGCCCTGAGAAATTGCTGTGCCTGTAGTATTTCTAACATCAAGATATGCTGCGCCGTATCCCAGGGGAGGAAGAATATTATTTAAAGCATCAACTAATACTTTAAAATCTCCGTGTACATTCACGGGATCTGAAGCAATAGGATATTGCATAGTAGGATAGTTAGATGACGCTTGTGGCATAATCTTTATTATACCACCCTATAAACTTGACTTTTCAATAAATTTCATGTTATACTTGGTAGTAACACCTACCAAGGTGTTATTGTTTTCTAAGGAGGAAACTATGATTAAATTTATCGAAAGAAACAAAGAGATCATTAGCATACTCAGCATACTGACTTTAGTAGCGACTTTGTCAAACGCTGCTAATGCTGAAACACGAATAGGTGACAAAAATAGTTTGAGCATAGAACAGGCTCAAGAGCAAGGAAACGCCTCGAAAGAGGTTTTTTTGGTTTCTAAGGCAAAAAGGCTAGAGAGTTTTGAGAATAAGACATCTCTGACCGACATTGAACTAAAGCAACTCCTTTCCCTTATAGGGTTTAAGGGGCAAGATCTTGTAGTGGCTTGGGCCATTGCCAAGAAAGAATCTAATGGTAGGCCTTTGGCGTTTAATGGCAACCATAAGACTGGGGACTCCTCTTATGGAATGTTCCAAATTAATATGATTGATAGACTGGGCCCAGACCGCAGGGATAAGTTTGATTTGGACTCTAATGCTGAATTGTTCAATCCCGTCAAAAATGCTGAGATTGCATACTACATGTCTAGGGGCGGAGAAGACTGGTCTTCATGGAAGGGTATTACCCCAAGGACCAAAGAGTGGATGGCTAAATTTCCTAAGTAATATATAAAAAAAATGCCCCCTTGGAGAAATCCCTGGGGGTGTTTTATTGCACACTTTAAAAGAAACTTCTATAGTTGTCAACTGACAAAACAGTATTTTTTGATAGCAGACCAGCAGATTGACTAAATGCAGATCTTCCAGTTATTAATACTTTTGCCATCACCATCATAGTAAATGCTGTGTAAGTATCTAAACTATTTAAAATTTCAATACCTAGATAAGCATCTTTAAGTAATTCAAAGTTTAAGGAAATTGTGTCAAAAGAATTGTTTTCGT